GGTGGATATTTTAACGACGATGATACAAGATTATATGTAGGTGTTACGGCGAACAGCGCAACTAATGGAAATATTAGATTGTATGTTAGTTATGTACAACAATACTTCCAAGAAGATGATCAATAAAAACAAATAATAAGGTGTGTAAATGAAAAATACTCTAATCAATATCTGGGCCTACAATCATCATGCAAAATTTAATATTAATCATGTTGAAGATACTGCTGAAAACGTTGAAAATGCTATACTTGACAAGTTGGGAGAAAAGAGTATAGTGTGGGAGTATCTCGGAGATAGTTATCATTCGGGATCAAATCGAATAACTTATGAAGAGGTTATAAATGATACAAGACCTATACAAACAAAAAAGGTCCTTGGAGTTGAAGTGGCAGCAGGAGCATCTGGATAATAACAGATATACTCTTGAAATGGTTAGAATAGATGACAAAGTTAAAAGAGTCATTACTGACATAAAGCTGGAAGAAGCAGCTGTTGCTACAAGGCAGAATCAAGTAGATGATGCTGCTCCACAAGTTTCTGTAGCTACTTAAGTCACAAGGCTACATCGCTGAAATCGCACTTTCTTATAAGGATCTCTTGCACTCCATTTAAAAATCATATATAAATAAGACACTATACATTAATTAAATTTTTGAGTTCTGACGCGTATAGTCGACTAACCTAGAGACAGTTCTCAAAAAAAAACTAGGAGAATAAATATGTCAACAAGTAAATCAAGTAGAAGAACTACATTCCAAGGAGTTATAAGAACTTATGGTGGTGTGGATAAAAGTTCTACAGTAAACCCAATGCCTTTAACAGTAACAACTGTTGCTTGCACTAATGTAGCTGTAGATCAAACAATGAAAATTGGAACATCCCCAACTACAGGTCAAGATTTTGTCTTACCAAAGGGAGCAATAATGTTATCCTGCCAAAACATTAGTTTAAATGGTGGAGCATCAACTATAGATATTGGAGATTCAGTAGACGGAGATGGTTTTTTTGATGAAATCAATGCCAACGCGTACTCTGTAACACCAACTACTTCTATAGGCGCTTTTATGATTGCTTACAATGGAGCAGGAATGCCTAGCGATGTAGCAGTAACAGCTGAACCAGGAGTAACGGCTGGAACAGGAACTGCTGTATTAGCATTTACATGGGTCCCAGCTGATAATGGTTTAGACGGAGTTCAAGGTCCGGCTGATACTATTCCAACAGCAATTTAATATTAATTTTTATGTGGTCCTTCGGGACCACATAATTTAACAGGAGAAAAATATGGGTTCATCATTTTCAAGTGATCAAACAACATTAAACTTAGCGGTGATAGGTGCGGATACTTTATCCAGAGTAGATAGAGCTAGAGTTACTTCTATTCAAGGATATGGAATAGCGGCTTCTACTTTAACTCTATATGATTCAGCAGATGCATCAACGCCGGGAACAGCAGTAGCTGTTTATAAATATGGAACAGAAGGATTAGAAGTCTATATTCCTGGTTCAGGTATTTTATTTACTAATGGAATTGTTTACAGATTAGCTGGAGCTGGCGGAAGCGTTACTTTAACTATTACTGGCGGATAAGGTTTATAAATGGCGACTATAACTTATACAGTCACCGTTGCCACTGGCCAAAATGCTTTTGGTGCGGCTACTAATAAATTTTTCATGAATAGTGAAGTCTCACCTGTTCTTTTTTTTCAGGAAGGTAACACTTTTATTTTTGATCAATCTGATTCAACTAATGCTAATTTTACTTTAGGATTTTCCTCTACTAAAGATGGTAATTTACCTGGTACAATTGCACCTTATACAGATGGTGTAACTGTTACAGGAACAGCAGGATCAGCAGGAGCAAAAACAACTATTATAGTTGCTCCTGTAAGAACAGTCGGCGCTCCAATATTATTTTATTACAATTCTTTATCCGGAAATCCTTTAACAGTGGGAATGGGTAATACTTGTCAAACAGTTGCACCTACTTCAGAAACAACTTCATTCAATCCACAAGTTGATGATATTATAGAAGAAGCCTATGAAAGAACGGGTGTTCTTGGTACTAGAACCGGTTATCAATTAAGATCTGCTAGAAGATCTCTTAATATATTATTTCAAGAATGGGCCAATAGAGGTGTTCATCTATGGAAAGTAAAACTTGCCAAAGTACCTTTAGTTGAAGGACAAGCAGAATATAATTTTGCAGGAGACACTATAAATTTTCCTGGTGATATTAGTGATGTATTAGAAGCTTTCTACAGAAACAATTCAAATACAGCAGCTCCTTCAGACATTGCTTTAACTAAAATTGATAGATCAACTTATAGTGCTACAGCTAATAAATTAGTAAAAGGTACACCTTCACAATATTATGTAGATAGAAAAATAAATCCAAGTATTTTTTTATACACAACACCAAGTTCAAGTATTTCAAGTACAAGTACACCTTCTAATTTTCAATTTTGTTTTTATTATTTAGCAAAAATTCAAGATGCAGGTTCATATAATTATACTTCAGATGTAGTTAATAGATTTTATCCATGTATGATGTCAGGACTTGCATATTATTTAAGTCAAAAAGTTTCACCAGAAAGATCTGGAGAATTAGAGAGAAGATATGAAAGTGAAATGTTAAGAGCACTCGACGCAGATAATCAAGGTACATCTAGTTTCATTTCTCCACAAACATTTTATGGAGATGGTGTATAATGGCTGTATTTGCAAGTGGAAAAAATGCTTTAGCAATATCAGATAGATCTGGTTTGGCTTTTCCTTATACTGAAATGGTGAGAGAATGGAATGGTTCTTTAGTTCATGTTTCAGAGTATGAACCAAAACAACCTCAACTTTCTCCAAGACCTGTTGGATCGGATCCTCAAGCTTTATGGAATCCAAGACCACAACCGGCCGGCGTTGCTAGTTCAATTTTACTAGAACCAAATCCTTTCACTTCAGTTATTTCGGGAGCAACAACTTATGTAAATATTTATTCATTAGATCATCAAAGAAAAACTGGAGATATTGTGAGATTCAGAGGAATACCTGAAGTCACAGGAGTAGGATCAGGTGGACCAGACGCACCTAACTTACAATCTTTTGCAGATGTATCTTCTTTTGATAATATAACTGATTTAAATAATGTAAATGGATTTACAATTACAGTAGGTCAAATACAATCTAATGGTACTATTATAACTCAACCCAATTCAACACCAACAGACATTTTAACAACACCTGAAAATTATTTCTTTATAACTAGCACAAGTAGTGGTAGAACAGGAAATATATCAGGGGGTGGAAGCAACGCTTCAGCAGGCCCTGTAACTTTAAAAGTGATAAACGGATAATATGGCATATACTTTAGCAGATTTAAGAACAGATATTAGAGGATACACAGAAGTAGATAATAATGCTGCTGTTACTCCTTTAGTTTTTACAGATGCAGTTTTAAAACCTATTATTATTAATGCAGAAAACAAAATTTATAGAGAAGTAGATACAGATTCGGATAGATTTTATGCTACATCTTCATTAATTATAGGAAATAAATTCGTAACTATTCCTCTAGATTTAAGATTTATAAGATCTGTTCAATTAACAGATTCAGCAGGAAATCAATTATATTTAGAGCAAAGAGATACTTCTTTTATGTTTGAATATTATGCTACTCCAGGAACTACTTCTGTGGATATTCCAAAGTATTTTGCTAACTGGGATGAAGAATTTTGGGTAGTGGCCCCTACACCAGATAAAGAATATGCTATAACACTGGGCTATAATAAGGAACCAGGAAGTATTACAAGTACTACTTTACCATCTTCATCTGCTTCATTTAGCACGGTAGGAACTTATTTATCTAATAAATATCAAGATGTTCTTTTATACGCATGTCTAGTAAATGCATATGCGTACTTGAAAGGACCACAGGATATGATACAATACTACAATCAAGCTTATGAAAAATCTTTGATGTCATATGCGATCGAACAACAAGGAAGAAGACGTAGGGACGAATACCAAGATGGAGTTATTCGTACTGTACTAGACTCAAGAAATCCATCAAGTAATAAATAATTAAGGAGAAAATAACTATGGCAAATATAATACCCTTCTCATTTAAAGGAGAACTTTTTTCAGGAGGACACAACTTCGCAAATGGCGGAGACACTTTTATAATGTCCTTATACACAGGCACAGTAGCTGCTGGTAATTATACTACAGCGAGTACTGTTGCTTTATTAGGAACTGTTAATAATGAAGTAGATACAACTGCACCTTTTATAGGTTATTCGGCTAAAACATTAGTAGGTAACGTAGTAGATTATTCAACAGCAGTAGCTTCTGTTGATTGGACAACTGATCCAAGTTGGACAACTGCAACTTTCACCGCAGCATACGCAGCGATATATAATTCAAGTACAACACCTACAAATAAATTAGTAGTAGTACTAGATTTTGGTGGGGATAAAACAGCAACTAATGGAACTTTTACAGTTGTGTTTCCTAATCCTGCTGTACCAGCTGATGCTATTATAAGTATGGCTAATGCGTAAGGAATAAAATTATGGCTTTAATATTAAATGATAGAGTAAAAGAAACAAGCACTTCTGCTGGAACAGGTGATATTACGTTAGCGGGTGCAGTAAATGGTTTCGAAAGTTTTCAAGCGGGAATTATTTCTCCTAACACAACTTATTACACTATCTCTGAACAAGGAACTAACGATTGGGAAGTAGGTATTGGTACTTTAAGTGCTGCAACTACTCTTGAAAGAACTACAGTTCTTACTAGTTCTAATAGTGACGCTTTAGTTAATTTTAATACAAGTGGTACAAGTACTTTAAATGTATTTTGTACTTTGCCCGCGAGTAAAGCAATTTATTTAGATGCTGCCGGAAGTCCCGTCGGCGCAGCAGGAACAGGTTTTGCAGTAGCAATGGCTATTGCTTTATAGTATAACAAAAGGAAAAAATAATTATGGCACAAGAATTTAGATCAACAGGAAGTCAAATAACAAATACTGCTACAACACTATACACAGCAGCAGCTTATGATGCAGTTATTGGATTAAGATTAGCAAACATATTAACAACAGCGATCACCGTTTCGGTCTGGATTGATGATGGATCTGTAAGATATATTGTAAAAGATTTAAGTATACCACCAGCAAGTTCAGTAGAAATTGTACAAGGTGGTGCTAAATTCGTATTAGAAAGTACTAATGTTTTAAAAGCCCAAAGTTCAGCAGCAACAAGTGTTGATGCTTGGGTAAGTGTAGTTCAACAAATCAGTATATAGGAGTTTAAATGAGTGACGCATATCCAAGTGGAATTTATGTAGGAAACAGTCCAGGTACTCAAGAGATATATACTCACGCCGCAGTTATAGATAATTATTTAACAATTGAAAGTGCAGTTCTCGCGGGACCTGTAACTTTTGTTGTAACGGTAGTAGTAACTGGAACGTTGGTAATTGTATAATGAGCAAACTAGAAGTAGATAAAGTTGTACCTCAATCAGGGACTACTCTTACAGTAGGAGAAGCGGGAGACACAACTGTAATAAATGGTTTAGGAACTTTACCTGCAACTATTGGAACAGCTACTCAAGTACTTGCAGTTAATGCAGGCGCAACAGGTTTAGAATATGGAACCGCAGCAACAGATTTAAGTAATTTAAACGCAACTAATTTAACAAGTGGAACTGTACCAGATTTAAGATTCCCTTCAGTACTACCAGCAGCAGGAGCACAAAATTTAACATCTTTATCATCAGCACAATTAACAGGAACAGTACCAACAGCTGTACTTGGAAGTGGTGTAGCAGACGCAACAACTTTTTTAAGAGGAGACCAAACTTATGCAGCACCAAGTGGAGGAAAAGTAGGTCAGGTTGTTTCTGCAATAAAAACCGATAGAACAAGCACATCTTCTATTACTGCTGTAACAACTGGATTATCAGTTACAATAACACCTTCTTCAGCGACATCAAAAATTCTACTTACAGCAAGTGTTGGTGTTTTTACACCTGATAGTATTAATAATAGAGCTTTCTTAAAATTCTATGGTGGAAATACTGCAACATTTATAGGAGATGCAGCAACTGGACATGAGACTGTAGCTGGAGGGGTTTGCACTAGAACATCTTATGGTATGCTTTCTACTAGTATGACATATTTGGATAGTCCAGCCACAATTGCTGCAACAACATACTCAATTTATTATTGGGGAGATACAGGAACGGTATGGTTTAATAGTAGTCCTACACTAGATGGTGGAAATGGAAATGGTGCATCATCAATAACAGCTATGGAAATATTAGCGTAATGAAAAAGGAGATAAAATAATATGACTATAGGTATAATAAAAGCAATATTAGAAATTAAATCAGATGCACAAGTAAGTGTTAATGCAGAAGATATTAACCAAATAACTTGGCATGATGGTAATCCAACTAACATTACTAATCAGCAAATTACAGATAAACAATCTGAAATAGAAATAAGAGATGCTCATATAGCTCCAAGAGTAAAAGCATATCCATCTATTGAAGATCAATTAGATATGCAGTACCATGATTTAGTTGATGATACAACTACTTGGAAAGACGCAGTAGCAAAAGTTAAAACAGATAATCCAAAGAGTTAAATTATGAGCGAAGTAAAAGTAAATAAAATTAGCCCACGATCTGGAACAGGTGTACAGCTAGGAGATAGCGGTGATAAATTTACAGTTCCAAGTGGTAGTAATATAACTATTGATTCAGGCGCTACTATAGTTAATGATGGAACGGCAACTGGATTTGATACAGATACA